TAGTTGTAAGGATTACGGCTTGTTCCAAAGAACGGCGCAAGAGTTAAATTTTCGACCGCCATGATCGCCCCCTTTAAGCGGCTGACGCACGAACACCAGCAAACGGGTCTTTGACAGTAGAGACTAATCGCTTCTCAGCATACATGGTCACGAATCCGGGAGAGGTCTGATCGAACATTTGAATGTCCATCTCCTCGACATCAGCAATGCAAAGGAATCGATCCCAGTTTGCCAAATAGATCGGGAAATCTTCGCTCATGTATGGATTCGGGATCACTTTCCAACCAAAGATCGAGCCGACTGCACCGCCCTCGCCAGCCTCACCCAATTCGAGGAAGAGCGGCAAGCCCTGAAGGTCTTTCAGTTGGCGCAGAGTCTGAATCATGGTCGGTGTCATATACCAAGCCGTAGTCGGCAATGCCCAATATTGAGCAGGAAGAGCGTTGGCAATGTTTGTGATCTTGTTGTATGTTGGCGTAGTGCCAGCAAATGAAACGGTTGCAATCGAATGAATGCCATTCGTCATTGCCGTGCCACTTGAACCGAAAGCCGAGGAAGCGGCAGTCGTGTAGGAATCAAGCCCTCGCAAGCCCTCTGTGCCGCCCGTGGTCGTAGTCGTTGAGCCTGACTGATCATTGTTGATCGCCATTGAGTAGCCCTCTTGCTGACCGAATTCGAGAACCAAGTCCTCAATCAATTCTTTTTCAAGACCATTGATGTCGTCAAGAGCGGCGACACGGACAGGCAATTGAGCCGAGATCACCCGAGTCGGCAATTGCCAAATCGAGGTTGCCGTGTTTGGCGTTCCTGAGTTCGGTGTTGCTACATAGCCCCAACCGCCTGTGGTTTGATTGGTGGCATTACCCGTCTTGGCGACGAATTGAACGGCTGAGTTGTTCGGGGTTTTGATATTCCGAGCGCCCATACGAAACGGGTTCGCATATCGGAGTTTGGCAAAGACATCATCAAAATAAGTGCGACCGCCAGCGTCAAGACCCGAGCCAGTCAAGGTCGATGCTTCTCGCAGATCGATCGTCACCTTGCGATTCTCAGCAATCGAGGTTTTGATGCCATCAAGAATTTTTTGCGTTGCACTCATATTTTTGTCCTTTGTAAATTCAAGCAAGAGAGGGGGCAGAAGCCCCCTCGCCTTGATTAAGCGCCTGTTGCAGTAGAACGGTAGCGGATGATCGAGAAAGGATCAACCACAGAAGTTGCCAAGCGTTTCTCACCATAGAAAGTGATAAATCCTGGCTGTGTTTGTTCGTAGCGACGCAACACCATGCTCAAGCGATCAACGATAGTGTGACCACGATTCCAATCACCGAAATACATCGGGTATTGGTTATTCGTGCCAGCAGAACCGCCAGCCGCAGTAGGTGCTTCGAGATAACTGTTGACCACAACATCGTAGCCCAGCAATTTACCAACGATGCCCTCGTAAACCAATGGGGACATACGCTCGAAAATCGGAGTGCCGTTGTCATCTTTCAGACCACGAATGCCAGCAAGCATGATCGGGTTGATGATGAACTTGTTGCCGTTCGACCAGTATTGTTGTGGCAAAGAATGCAGGAAGTTGATGATGTCATCGAACTGCACATTGTTTGCTGAACCATACCCGTTGGTCGTGATTTGGTCGTAGGTTGCAATGTCATGCAAGCCATCAGTTGAAGCCGTGCCGCTTGAACCAAACGCCGCAGTAGAGATCGTGCCACCTGCGTAGGAAGCATTCGCTCCGGGATATTGATTCAGACCACGCAAGCCGTTGGTTGCACCATAGGCAGTAGTGGTAGAGCCGCTCTGATCATTGTTCAGGATCATTGAGAGACCCTCTTGCTGACTGAATTCTTGGAGCATGTCGTCAACGACGTTTGCTTCCAATCCATCGATGTCATCAAGAGCCGCAGTTCTGATTGGGAATTGAACGTTGATGTCTTGCATGTTCAATTGCCAAATCGATGTTGCTTCAGTTGTTGCCGCACCGTTGTTTTGAATTGCGTAGCCCCATGCCGCACCAGCGTTGCCAGTTTTTGCACGGAACTGATAGGTAGAACCATCAGTCGACACATTGCGAGAAACGCCACGCATCGGGTTAAGCAAACGCTGTTTGTGGAAAACAGGATCGTAAGCGGTGCGACCACCGATGCCTGCGCCCGAGCCAGTAAGGGTCGAGGCTTCGTTCAGGTATGCGGCGTGTTGATCTTCAGATTCCCACAGTTTCAGTTCGGTGTGCATTTTGCTTCCGCTCTGCTTGGTGAATGCCGCCAATTGCTCACGCACTCGACGATTCACATCGCCACGCACAGTCTTGTGAGGCGCACGAATGATCTCGGGGATTTGGATCGAGGAAACTTTTGCTTCTAGGGCGTTGAACTTCTCTTCAATCTCAACCTTGGCGGCTTCGACTTGAGAGGCTACTTCGCTCTTCACTTCTTCAATTTTTTGAAGGTTCGATGCTTCGATCGCATCTACTTTTTCAATGATTTTTTCAACAGACATGATGTGTCCTTTCATTTGATACGTTTAGCAAGCGCCTTTTCCAAGTCACGCATCTCAAGTGCTTCGAGCAGTTTCTTGGTGTCGGCTTCGATTACCACCGCATCAGGATCACCCTGAGGAGGGGTTGCTTCAGGCTTCTTGAGGGCATCACGCTCACTCAATACTCGCTTGAAGATACTTGATGCGGTGGTCGCATCTTTTTTGTGGAGTCCTGCATCACGCAAGACTCGCTCCAAAACTCTTGGATTGAATTCACCCTCAGGGCTGAAGCATTCAAGTTTTTGAATCTCAGCATTTGGGTTGTTCGGATACATCACGACTGAAACTTCTCTCAAGCCACCTTTGGTGATTTGAAAGTAGGCTTCATCGTCGCCCATTGTGTCGGGATCGAATGGCTCACCATCAGCGTTTACGAATTGCGCTTCATCGGCGTAAGCACCGACAGAAACACCGCCAAACATTTTGGGAGATTCTTTGAGAATGTTGTAGAGATCAGAGCCACCGACTGTGTTAAGGTATAGGCGACCAGTTGCCGTCATACCATCGTCGTCAAACTCGAATGAAGTCCACTCGCCCATCGGCATACCGAGGTCATTGTGGTTGAGGAACATTGGCAAGGGCTTGCCAGCCTCTTTGAATTCTGCCGCCCAGTCGGAAAAGCCTTCGGGCTGGTAATTAAATTTGCGACCGTCAGCACCCTCACGAGCGCCCCAAGTGGTCACACGGGCTTCAAGCAGACCGCTTGGGTTTACTGCTTCGTTTGCGCCCCGTGCTAGTTTTACCTGTGCTTCGCAAACTAGAGTCAAGTTTTTCATGGATCACCCCGTCGTGAATTGATTGATTGTCATCTCTTATCTTGTGGGGCTTTTCTATTACTGGAAGTTTAACATCAGACTTCTTGATTTGTGAAGCCATAAATGCTAGTGCTTTTTTCATGAGATTCATGATTGCCCCCCGATATTCATTCTGCGAGTTTGGTTGCCACCGCCGCCGCCCGTGTCTTGTGGTGATGTCCCGCTAATCGGGTCAGCCGATTTTCCATCCGATTTGAGATCGTCGCCACCATCGATCTCAGCCATGTTCAGGTATTCCCGTGCTTCGTTTGGTGTCATGATCCCCGCCTTCACGCCAGCGGTCACAAAGTTCATTTGATCAAGAGGTGCGCCTTTGAGGAAGTCCTTGGTATCGAATCTCACATACAGATTCGGGTAGCCCTTGAACAAATGTTGCTTCAATTTTTGCTCGATGTTGATCACCATCGGATACATGACCGTCTTGTAGAACTCATCGAGCATCGTCTGAGTATTATTGTATTTTTGGTCGGCAATGCCAAGCATGGCAGGGGGAACGCCGAACAATCCGCAGATTCGCTTCATCGTCTGAATCTTGAGTTGAGCGGCATCAGCGTCTTGCAGGGTCAGCATCTTGATCGGGTCATACTTCATCCCCTGATCGAGCAACATACCCTGACCAGCCTTGCTCGGATCAGTTCCTCGACTGCCCGTCATGGCATTCCAAGTCTCTTTGATTCGAGAGGCAATCTCTTTGAATTTCAGATCAGGAATGACTTGGTCGGTGTAGAAAATGCCCGTCGGCTTTGCGCCGTTCTGCATGATGAAGTTGGCGTAGATGTCGATGTCTTGATCAAGGGCGACCAGTTCGGTTGCGAGAATGCCCTTGTTGAAACCGCTCGATCCCTGCCAAGCCGCTTCCTTGATGTGCATCACTTGGTGAGCCTGAAGAGGCGTGTCTTTGCTGAATCCGTATGAGGGGGAACTCAAGACATAGATCGGGTAGCGAGAGTCAGAGAGTTTGACGGTGATCAGCGTGGCATCGAGGTTATACATCTCGATCGGGGTCTGATTCGGGTCTTTTTGGTCTTTGCGCCACCACAGAGTGAATGCCTCACCCGCAATGTCTTCCCACATGCACCATTGATACCAAAACTCGTAGGTCGATTGAAAATTGTTCGGGTTCTGCAAGAGATTGAGGACTTGCTTTGCCTTGGCTTTGTCTCTTGTCCCAATGCTTTCATCTTTGATCGCATCAACAAAAGTGCCGTCGTCAGCCTTTGACATGACAGAGATCGAGCATTGCGCCAGCGCCCTTGCCTTGACCCCTACGCATCCCATCACCGTGGAATTGCGGGTCAGCCCCGAAATATCCATCACCCGACCAGCCGTCGTGGTGCTTGAGGTCGTCACATAAAGAAGTTGTTGTGAGGGCTGACTCTTTTGGTCGCCCATCACGATTTGGTTGCCTAGTTGCAGTTGCCCGAGAACGACGTTTGACTCATTCTGAGTCGCTTTTTTCTTGCTGAAAATGTCGAAAATTCCCATGGTTTACTCCTAGATTTCCTCACATACTACACTAGAAACTCCTGAATCCGAAACTATTACTCACAAATGGATTGT